TACCAGGTGCGCCTCGCGGCATTGAACGAGCAGATGGCCAGACAGGTCACGGAGTTCGCTCCACGGGCGACCGACATCGCCAGCAACGGACAGCGAAGCGCCATCCAGCTCTCGCTTGACATGCAGGAGGACCTCGTGCGTGCTGTGGCTGGTATCCCTGATTCGGTGAGCATGGCCATCGATCTCAACTGGAACCGACTCCCAGTCGAAGCCATCACGAATGTGGTCGGATTCGCTGCTGATGGTTCACCGCTCGCGGCACTATACGAAGCCATCGGACCATTTGCACGCGACCACGTCACCATCGGTGTCGCTCAGGGGATGAATCCGCTACAGGTCGCTCGTCGCATGGCGCGGACGTATGAGACGCTGGCACCATCACGAGCTGCAACCATCGCACGAACAGAAATGATTCGAGCCAACCGCGAAGCACAGCGACAGACATTCGAAGCGAATCTGTCCATCGTGCGTGGCTGGTCTCGCGTGTCTGCTGGTGATGTAAACGTCTGTCCCGTATGCTGGGCATTGCATGGACAACCGAACCCTGTTGCAACAATCGTTCCATCGCATCCAAACTGTAGGTGTACGATAGTCCCAATCACTCCGACGTATGCTGAACTCGCTGGGCTCGACCCGGATGCGTTCGACGAAGCGCCGGAACTACCGACACGCGATGAGCAGTTTATGATGTTGACAGAAGCGCAACGTCGCCAGGTGCTCGGACCGTCACGGTATAGGATGTGGGAAACAGGCACCAGCCTGTCGGACTTCGGGAAGGTTGTTCCGAACGACCTATGGGGTCCACAGGCAGTCGTTGTGCCATTGAGGGATTTATGATGCAGACACTGGTGAACTTCGGGAGTGCAATCAAAGCAGACGATTCCGGTCGTGTGCGTGGTTACCTGGTACGCTTCGGCGGTCAGGACCTCGAGGGCGACTACTTCACGAAGGAGACCGACTTCGGTCGACCAATGAAGTCCGGAGATCGTGTCCCGATGAACTTGTACTATCATCACGGACAGGACCGAACAATCGGGAAGTCTCGCATCGGTACCGGCTACATCACCATGGATGAAAAAGGTCTCTGGTACGAAGCACAGGTCGAGATGGCTGATGAATATCAGAAGATGATCGCCGACCTCGCGAAGTCTGGCAAACTCGGATATTCCTCCGGAGCGACTGGTCACATGGTCGAGCGTAAGAAGTCTGCTGATGGCCGATATGAAATCACACGCTGGCCAATCGGTGAGGCATCGCTCACACCAACGCCGGCTGAACCGATGAACATGGTCAAGTCACTTAAGGACATGTATGGCGAGATGGATGGAGAAGGCATGGAAGAAGAAGAGATGATTATCCCTGTCGCGCCAGGAGAAGACGTGGCGACATTCGTCGAGTCTGTCTACGGCGACCTCGACAAGGAGATGGTCCACGAAGGACTCGAGGCGCTCTACGAGCGTCTGTGTGCTGGTGTTACAGCTGCATATGACAGTGGACTCGGCAGTGGACATGTGGATGCCATCATCGATGCATTCGCCAACCGTGCGAAGGAACTGAACAGCAAAGTGAAGGACCCGGTCGCTGAAGCGCAAAGCCTGAAGGCTATGCTCGAGCGTCCTACGTCCATCCGCGAAGTGGAGCGACGCCTGCGGGATGCAGTCCGTCTCTCCAGGGCTGAATCGACAAGATTCGCCAAAACCATCTGGAACGAGCTTCGGGACGAAGTATCGAGCGAAGATGTTTCTATCGTCGAATATTCGAGTGATGTGGAAGAAGCGAAGTCCGCTCTCCTCCGCGAACTCATGATCTTGGAGTTAAGTCAATGACAATCGAACAACTCGAAGGACAGCGCCAGTCGACAATTGCTGCCGCTAAGGAAGTCCTCATCAACGGTGGAGATATGGCCGAAGCCACTCGCCTCCATGCAAATGCAAAGTCCCTCTCTGAGCGCATCGAGATGCTCAAGGAGTTCGGCAATGTTCCTGCTCCTGTCGCTACTGAAGCGCCTAAGGCTGAGCCATGGAAGTCCGGCGGTGTAACCCGTAACCCATTCCCTGGTACTCGTGAAGAGGCAAACTTCAAGGCATACGCCTTCGGACAGTGGGTCCGTGGCGAAGTCCTTGGAAATGCTAAGGCTGCACGATGGTGCGCTGAGAATGGCGTCAAGGCACAGACCGAAGGCGACAACGGACAGGGTGGATTCACTGTTCCTGAAATCGTTTCGTCCAGCCTGATCTGGCTCCGCAACGAGTACGGTGTAGCACGTCGCTTCAGCCGCATCTATCCGATGACATCCGATGTCCTCAATGTCCCGAATGCATCGACTTCGACCACGACTTATTATCCTGGTGAAGCCACTGCAATCACTGCATCCGACATCGCATTCACGCAGGTCGCACTCGCAGCCAAGAAACTCGCCATCCTGACCATCGTGTCCAAGGAACTCAACGAGGATACCGTCATCGACTTCGGTGCTACTTTGGCACAGGACTTCGCATACGGTCTCGCACTCGCTGAAGATGCAGCTGCATTCCAGGGCGACGGTACATCCACGTATGGCTCCATCACTGGAATCATGCCTCGCATCAAGGCTCTCTCCGGAACCTTCTCGAGCATCGCTTCCATGGTTGTTGGACCATCCGGCTCACAGACCAACCTCTCGAGCTTTACGCTCGCGAACTTCCAGTCCATGGTCGGCAAGCTTCAGCCATACGCCACGAACCCACGCTGGTACATGCACAAGAACGTGTTCTACAACGCTGTCGCAGACAAGTTGATTGCACTCTCTGGAAACAGCATCATGGACATCCAGAATGCGTATGGTCCTGAACCAACACTGTTCGGTATCCCGATCAGCTTCGTTCAGAACATGCCATCCGCAACCGGCGTATCCAAGACGCTCGCAGTCCTCGGAGACCTCTCCAAGGGTGTCGCGTTCGGTGATCGTCGTGGGGTCACGGTCGAAGTTTCTGACCAGGTGAAGTTCGTCGAGGATGCACTCACCTTCAAGGCGACCGAGCGCTATGCGTTCAACTGCTTCGACGTCGGAAACGTCACCGCAACCGTGGCCGATCAGGTCCCTGGTTCCATCATCGTTCTCCAGGCTGCCGCTTCGTAGGCTGTCTGACTTCGCAGTCAAGGGGAGCGGGATACCATTCCCGTTCCCTTTTTGTTTTACTAGGAATCGCTCATGCCATACACACGGACACAAGCACTTGAACGCCTCGCATGGATGGTCGCATCTGACCAATATCCACAGCTGGATTCCACTGCGCTTCAGCAGCTCGTCGACGACCACGCACGCTGGTCTGTCTGGACTGCTTCTACAGCCTATGTCGTTGGCGACATCGTGATTCCAACCGTCGCGAATGGTCGACTGTACCAGTGCGTTATCGCAGGGACATCGAGCGCCACCGAACCACAGTTCCCACAGTGGACGCAGACGCTGAACTACACGGTGAACGACGGTACCGGCGACCTTCTGTGGCAGGACATCGGTCCAGCCAATAACGAACGCTATGACATCCGCGCAGCTGCGCGACAGGGATGGATTCGCAAAGCATCGAGTATCACGCATCTCATCGATGTGAAGGATGGTCAAGTCGACGCGAAGATGTCCGCACTCCGCGAGCATTGTCTCGACCAGGCTAAGCGATACAGCCCCATGGTGTTCGTATGATTCCGGCGCCATACGTTACCGCGCTCAAAGTCGCGCTCGCGAACTACGCGTACGCTGACCGTGTGCAGATCTGGCGAGCAGTCAATCAGGCAGATGGCATCGGAGGCATCGGCCAGCACTGGATACAGGTCGCCGAGATTCGCGCGACGATAACCAACACAGGTGATTCCGAGGCAGTCGTCGGTGGCATGATTGAGATCGGCGGCTCCTGGACGCTGACGTGTTCACCTGACCTCGAAGTCAAGTCGGATGACCGGATCTACACATCCGGCAATCCGCAGAACCTCGCGCCATACTACGAAGTCATCGGCAGTGACTACGGTCACAGCAATGCAGTGAGCCAGACCATCGGCCTTCGGTATCGTTCCAACGGATAGCGCACGTATTCGCACGTATTCGCACGTATTCGCACGTAACCGCTCGTATACCCAGTGCGTGGTGGTACGCATCGACATCATCGCACCATGATAAGTCATAAGATGTACAGTGGAGTCAAGGTATGACAGTCGAGGTCGTTGTAGCATTGGTCGGACAATTAGTCCTGGTATTAGGAGCCGTCATCGGAACCTATACGAAACTACAGGTCAGTATCAATGTCCTGAACGTTGAGCTGAAAAACGTAAACAGCGTACTCACTGGACAGGCGCAGGAAGTTCGGCGCATTGAGGAACGCCTCGGTAAACTCGAGAGCCGTGTCGCGATGATAGAAGGATCACTACAAAGATGAACAGCATCAGTATCAAGAGACTCGTGGTCGTTGTTGTCGTGGCTTTTGTAGCTGCATTCACCAGTGTTTTCGGTGATGGCATCCGCACTGCACAAGCGCAGGATTTCGCCGAGCTGGGCGCAGTGATGGCACTGTACGGCTCGAAGGCAATCGCGGCTGGCGTCTCCGCTGCGGTGTCTAGTGTGCTGGCTTTCCTGACGATGCCTTTCAAGGGTACGGGAATCAATGCGCTGAAGGTGGGCAAATGAATCTGCAAAACTTCCGCATTGAAAAGGAACCTGCACCGTCTACCGACTGGCGTGTTTTTGGTGACATCGAAGATGATAACGGGAATATCCTCGGCACGTTTGGTCAGGATGGAACGTCTGTCAACATCTGGTGGGTTCAACAGGATGAGTTTTTTCAATCAGGCATTGTGCAACAATTTGCAATGATTATGGCACAACAGATTATCAGTGGAGATGCCGAGTAATGGCTACTTACTACGTTAGGACAGATGGTAGCGATACAAACGCTGGTACTGGCCCTGCTACAAATCAAGCGTGGCAAACAGTGCAAAAAGCACTTGGAGCCACTGGGATAGGTGTAGGTGACACGCTCTATATTGCTCCCGGTGTTTATCGAGAATCTGTTACGGCAGCATTCGCAAACCCAGCAAATGAAGGACAGCGAATCACAATATCTGGTGACCCTACAGCGTCACAGTTTAGTGGTATAACTGCTGGCCCAGTTATCATCACAAACTACACTAGTAGCACAGGTACAAATGGTGCTTTAACACTATCAATATCTAAGTCATTTGTAACTATTCAAAACTTGCATATAACCGGATATTTATCTGGTAATAGTAACGTATTCCTTCTTTCCGGCGATTCAGTAATTTTAACGTCGTGTGGTTTTTACACACCAGCAAATAATGTTGATTTCAGTTTTTCATTCCGTATCCTCCCCTCGCAAAATACTGCTGGTATTACAGTGTCAAAATGTATATTCTTCAGTCCTGTCACTATTGGGGCTGGAGGCTATACAGCCGCTTTTAATTCAGGGACTACATTTACTGATTGTATTTTCATGAATCCTTCCGTCTATGTACCTACGGCTTGCGTTCTTTTATACAGTCCTAACGGAGCACATCTTGGTGGCATAACAATCCAAAACTGTCGATTTATAGGCAATACTGGTGTTGCTCCGTATCCAACAAATAATATGTCTACGGCTTTTCCGATCGTAGTCCGCAACTGTATCTTTGAGACATCTACAGGCATTACGTCAACTACAAATAATGGTCAAATCACACAGTCATACAATGTTTTTAATTGTGGGACTACTTTGACAAATGTTGCCGCAGGTACAGGTTCTTTGACTCGTGCGTTTATATCTCCTGACTACAACTTGAGCAGAATCACAGGATGGGGAAACTTCCCGTTCTGGGCTAACCATTCAAGCAGTGCATCACAGAACGCTGGAACGTCTACAGGTGCACCTGCCGCTGATATCTATGGTGTAACGTGGCTTACTCCGAGCACTCCAACAATGGGTGCGATTGAGTACTTTAATTATTCAGCCACTGGTCGTTACATCCCGACCGAGCGCAACGCTTCAACCATCACAATCGCTCCCGGCTCTACCTCCCAAACCATAGAACTCTATCTCGGTGCTACAGGTCTCACAGCCTCCACAAGCGGTCTGTCAGCCCGCTACAACCGCACAAGGACTGCATCTGTAAGCATCCCTCTAGTAGCCCGTACAATCGCTCAGGCGTGGACTGCTGGTGGCTTTGCTGAGGTAGACGCTACCAACATGCCGGGAGTCTACAGACTGGACGTACCTGATGCTGCGCTTGCTTCTGGTGCTGACGATGTCACGATTGTGGTCAGAGGTGCTAGCGGTACTAACGGCGCGGTCATGACGGTCAAACTATCCTCTGGTG